GAGGACTGTTAATACCCTTCTTCCAGGACGAGGCACTTCCCGGAGATACGTTCACACTTAAAACAACAGCACTGGCAAGGCTGGCAACACCAATATTCCCGGTCATGGACAATATGTTCATCGAGACTCAATTCTTTGCAATACCCAATAGATTACTATGGGATAACTGGGCAAAATTCATGGGAGAACAGGATAATCCGGCAGATAGCACGGATTTCACAATCCCGACAATAAACGGACCAGCAGGACCGGGATACCAGAACGAAACAATATCGGACTACATGGGACTACCAACAAACGTACCCGCAATAACCCACTCGGCACTATGGCACAGAGCCTATAATTTAGTGTACAACGAGTGGTATAAAGATCAGAACTTACAAGACGCGGTAACGATAAACAAAGGCGATGGACCAGACCCGGAAACAGACTACGTCTTATTAAGACGAGGCAAGCGGCACGACTATTTTACGTCGAGCCTGCCATTCCCACAAAAAGGAGAATCCGTGCTACTACCTTTAGGCGAAAGGGCAGAGGTTCATACCGCTGCAGCCGAAGGAGAAAACATATCGGTATTCTCAGAAGGATCTGGGCAACAGAGAAACATGACAACCGACCTAACACTATTGCAGGTCGGATTAGCACCAGGAGCAGATCAAGAATTATTCGCTGATCTGACAACCGCAACGGCGGCAACAATAAACGAACTCCGACAATCATTTCAAGTTCAGCGACTGCTGGAACGCGATGCTCGTGGCGGAACCCGCCTGATTGAAATCACCAAGGCACATTTCGGAGTCTCATCACCCGACTTACGCGCTACGCGCCCTGAGTACCTCGGAGGCGGGTCATCACCAATAAACATACAACCTATAGCACAAACGTCAGAAACTGACCCAAGCGGCCCTGACGCATCACCACAGGCCAATCTAGCCGCAGTAGGAACAGCAATGTTCCAAAATCATGGATTTACTAAATCCTTCACCGAGCATTGTATAATTCTCGGACTAATATCAGTCAGGGCAGACTTAACATATCAACAGGGCTTAAACAGAATGTGGTCCAGGTCGACAAGGTTCGACTTCTACTGGCCAGCCCTGTCACACATCGGCGAACAAGCCGTAAAAAACAAGGAAATATTCATGCAAGGCACAGACGATGCCGTTGCAGACGAAGAAACCTGGGGTTTCCAGGAAAGGTATGCGGAATACCGCTACCGGCCATCGCAAATCTGCGGAAAATTCCGCAGCAACGATCCAGAACCGCTGGATGCGTGGCACTTATCCCAGAATTTCCTATCACTACCGGTCTTAGGGGACCAGTTCATACAGGACGATCCACCAATAGACCGGATAATAGCAATACCATCAGAACCGCATTTCCTACTGGACGTATACTTCAGTCTACGATGCGCACGCCCGATGCCGTTATACGGCGTACCGGGCATGATAGATCATTTCTGATGGGCCTCTTTGACGCAGTCACAGGAGGATACTTTGCATCAAAGCAAGCATCCAGAGCGAGAAGCTCGGCAAAAGCATTTGCCAGACAAGCCCACCAGATAGAAGTAGCTGACCTACGCAAAGCAGGATTAAACCCGATATTATCGGCCACCGGCGGAAGGGGAACCTCGACGCCGGGAATGGCTGCTGCGGCACAGCCAAACTTCAGCGCCCTTGCTATGACTAGGGCGCAAATAAAAAACATCGACGCTAATACCGGTCTCGTAAATGCAAAAGCCGGGGCTATAGACCCGGCAGCAGAGATCGGTGGAGTCCTGGGCGATATGATTCGCGCAGGAGTATCAACAGCGAAAGATGTAAACGCATGGATGAACAAAAATTATCAAAAAGAGTCGACGAAGTCGAAATATAAAACACCTGGGTACCATATAAATATTGGTGACCAGGACTCAATAGGAAACTACGTACCGAGGAAATAAAATGAAACACATAATCAGAACAGCCTACGGCAAAAAACAAAGGTCGGGGATTAAATTCACCGGACCTTCATTAACAAAGCAATCCTTTACAAAGGAATGCGATATAAACAACATACTTAAAAAGTATCAAAAAACGGGAGCGATAGATCACGTAAACAAAAACGAAGCGAGCTATGGCTACGCCACAAGCGACGACTTCACTGCCAGCATGGCAATAGTAGCGAAAGGACAATCAATGTTCGAAGAACTACCATCAACAATTAGAACGAAGTTCGAAAACGATCCCGCTAAGTTCTTGGACTTTGTACAAGACGAAAATAATCTAAAAGAAATGCAGGAACTAGGGCTAGCTCACAAACGATTAAACGAAACAGAGCTTCCCATCATTCCTGCAGAAAAAAGCGAAGCGATAATCAGCGAAGCTGATGCTAAACCTGAGCCGTCAGGAACGGCGAAAAGCGGGAGCGATTGAGGCAATGCTGGACAGGACCAGCAAGCCGAAGCAGGAGGTGGAATTCCACCTCCAAAATATAAAATCGCTACTCAACCCCCCTGTAAAAAACACAACTAAACGAAAAAAAATAATAATAAAAAATAGGGGGGTATGGGGGGTAAAATAGACCTCCTACAATGTCTAAAAGTACATATCTCTACTTGACGTATATGTACTAGGTGACCATAATTGGGCACCTAAACAAAAACCTGAGGTAATCCAATGGCATTCCGAAGAAAGATTTCAAAAAGGAAATCAAAGAGACTGTTCACCAGGACAGCATCGCGCACACATAAAAAGAACCTGAGCACAGGTCGTGTGATGCGCGGCGGATACAGGATATAAAATTACCTGTTATCACCCAATAAAGGCCCATCAAGCTGTAAGCGGGGGCCAACTTAAATTTGGGTTGTCACCACCGAGTGACATAGCAACAAAATCAGTCTGGATAAAATGCGGGCGCTGCATCGGCTGCCGCCTCGACTATTCCAGACAATGGTCCGTAAGAATCATGCATGAGGCACAAATGCATGAGGAAAACTGCGTAATAACGCTAACTTACGATGACCAAAACCTCCCAAAAGGAGGAACACTAATAAAAAAACACTTCACGCTTTTTATGAAAAAGCTGAGAAATAAATTACCAGATAAAAAAATCCGATTCTATCACTGCGGCGAGTATGGCGAGTTCGAAGAAGATATCGGAAAACCACAACTAGAATCCAAACTGGCAAGACCCCATTATCACGCCTGCATATTCAATCATCAATTCGATGATCTCGAGTTATTCGAGAAGAAAAGCAATGGCGATGTATATACATCAGAAACATTATCAAAAATATGGGGTAAGGGATTCGTAACAACAATGGACTTAACTCTTAAGTCCGCGGGCTATGTAGCACGCTATATAACCAAAAAAATAAACGGGGATAAAAAAGATGACCACTACAGGAAAGTATGCGAACTTACCGGGGAAATTTACCCCGTACAACAAGAGTATGCAACCATGTCAAACAGACCTGGCATTGGAGCGGATTGGTGGGACAAGTATAAATCAGATGTATTTCCGTCGGACGATATTATCGTTCTGTCGGAAAATTCATACCATCATGTACCCACCCCAAAATACTACGATACTAAGCTCGAACGAGAGAATCCGTCGCTATACGAAAAGATTAAAGCGCGAAGGGAAACTTTCGCGCTAGATCATATAAAAGACAATACCTTGAGAAGACTTGAATCAAGGGAAATATGTAAAAAAGCTCAAGTCAAAAATCAACAGAGAGCGTAAATATGAAACAAGATGTCTTCACCATATATGACAGCAAAGCACATGCATACCTCACGCCATTCTTTCTTCATAATCAAGATATGGCCATCAGGGTATTTGCGGACTGCGCTAATAACCCTGAACATCAATTCGGAAAACATCCGGAAGACTATACACTATTCAAAATAGGAGTATTCAACGATACCAAAGGTAGAATCGATTGCGGAAATCCCCTATCATTAGGGGTGGGCATAGAATTCTTAACAGCAGAATACTCGGAAAAGCAACAGGATTGGATTGATAATAATCCAGACGAACCAATTGAAAAGATGTATACAGATCCGCCGATAGGCGATCTAAAAGAAGTTAAGTAACTTTCAAATCCTGAGAGCCTTATAAACAAAGGCTCTTAGACCAACACGACCAGGAGCAACAAAAATGCGCCATCAAAGATCATCATCAAGAAGGTCAGTAATGACCCATGAGTTTTCCCAAGTACCAAAAGCAGAAATACCACGCTCATCATTCGATAGATCAAGCGGATACAAATGCACGTTCGACGGAGGACTGTTAATACCCTTCTTCCAGGACGAGGCACTTCCCGGAGATACGTTCACACTTAAAACAACAGCACTGGCAAGGCTGGCAACACCAATATTCCCGGTCATGGACAATATGTTCATCGAGACTCAATTCTTTGCAATAC